TTGGTTAATCTCGGAGCAGCGGCAAGTTCCCACGCGAATGGTAACATTACCAATGCAGGAGCGATCGGAACGACTGCGAGCTTACCGATTATTACTGGCGCGAGCGGCGTCCTCCAAGCAGGGGCTTTTGGAACGACTGCGGGGAGTTTCTGCCAAGGTAATGACCCCCGCCTTCAAACCCCGTGGGTTTCAAAGACCACTTCCTACACCGCAGTCGCAGGCGACCGGATCAGCGCCAACACCACGGCGGCAGCGTTTACGATCACCCTCCCAGCCTCCCCCGCTGCGTTCACTGAAATTGTTTTTGCTGACCATTACAACCAGTGGGCAACTCGCAATCTCACGATTGCCCGTAATGGGCAAAACATCGAGGGGCTCGCTGAAGACCTTGTGTGCAATGTCGCCGGATTACAAATCACCTTACGATATGAAGGAACAACCTGGAGAGTCTATACATGAACCTAAGTAGCATTAAACCAAATTTTAGCGCGTCCGCTGTGGCTAACACTTTAGTCTTGCGCGACGCAAATAATAGAATGGTCGGCAAGGCAAGTGAGTTGCATCCCGATGGGATTCATACCATGACTGCGGCAACCACCCTCGCTGACGCGGATGAGTTGCTGGTTTGGGAAGCCTCAACATCCACATTAAAAAGAATCACAAAATCTGCTTTTAATTTATCTATGAACACTAATAACCCTGTCGCCAGATGGAGCGGAATTTCTGGGGCTCACGCACTTCAGTATGAATATGGTGGAAGCTCAAATAATACTTCTTGGGCATCTACTAGCGGAGGAAACATACAAATACTACAAGCAGGAACTTATAGGGCAGTAATAGGACATGGTAACAGTTACTTAACTGGCTATATGGCAAGTGGAACTGCTGAAATCAGGTTCGTTCAAAAAACTCCTTCTGCGGGGACCCTAGTCGCTGTTCGGGCTGGAATTGGGAGCGGTCAGTCTATTTTTACTGCTTGCAATGGGTCTGGGGAGCTAAGTTGCACTTTTACAGCCGCAGCGAACGCTACTTTCGCTTTGGAACACGCTGCTGTATCAGGTAGCGCGGTTTACGGAGGTGGGGGGTATGTCGAGATTGAAAAATTAAGCTAAATATATGAAATACACGCCAATTTTTAAGCAATCTGAGGGTAAATTCTTTTTGGAATTAAAAGACCCCGACACTTACGATTTGATATATTCTATCCCCGAAAGTTATGACAGCCCAGATGACGCATGGTTAAGGTTGCCGTATTGGTTAGAAAAATTAACCCCTTCTACATGGGAAAGAGTGCGTTTTGAGCGGAACGCTAAACTTACCAAAAGCGATTGGACTCAACTCGCCGACGCACCATTGAGCCCTGAACAAAAGCAGGCTTGGACCGTTTACCGTCAAGCCTTGCGCGATCTGCCTTCGAGTTTTGCTACGCCTGAAGAAGTTGTGTGGCCTTCTTCTCCGCAGGAGCAAATTCCTGCGTGGTCTTGGGATCAAACATCCCCGCCATGGGAGCGAATTAACGAGTAAATGTTCACTTTTCCCACAAGCCCGCAACTTGGCGATACCGTCCAACTCGTAGATCGCATCTACCAGTGGAACGGCGCGGTGTGGCGGTCGATTCCGGTTACGGGGGCGCAAGGCCCCCCTGGGGCCCCAGGGCCCGCCGGACCCGCAGGCCCAGCCGGTCCCCAAGGGCAGCGAGGCGAGGCTGGCCCCGCCGGTCCAGTTGGCCCAGCAGGCCCCGCTGGGGCGAGCGGCGCACCAGGCGATCCAGGGCCTCCAGGCCCTGCCCCTTCGGGCACCGGCTTTGTTTTTGTGGAGAGCGGCGTGGCCTCCTCCACTTTGGACTTTGATGCCGGAACTTTTTGACTTTTCCCAGAACTAGCAGTAATAACCACATAACCCAACCCAATTAAAACATGGCTAATCCCAACCTCAAAGTAGTCCGCCGCCGCCTTACTGGCGCAGCCGGAGCCCCTTCCGACATGGAAGCGGGACAAATCGCAATAAATTCCGTTGACGAAAAAGTCTATATCCACAACGGCACTTCCGCAATCCCCGTTGCGGGTAAGGGCGAGTTCGTGGACAAAGGCTCCGAGCAGAGCGTCACCGGCAAAAAGAATTTCACCTCGGCGACCGTCTCCACCGCGCCAAGTGCTACGACCGATGTCGTTCGTAAAACCGATCTCGACACCGAAGTCACTGCACTTCAAGGTGCCATCACGACTGAGGCGACGACGAGAGCCTCGGCAGACACCGCTCTTGGTCTCCGCATCGACGCCCTAGGGAGCGCGCTGAACTATGTTGGCACTGTCAACGGTGGTGCAAACTCTGGCGCGGCGACTAACCTTGCCTCGCTGACCGAGAAGGACGCGGGCGATTACTACAAAGTAGGCACGGCAGGACACTTCGTTCTCGCTCCCGCAGCTTCGTTCTTCGCCAATAGCGGAGACGGCCTCGTCTTCAACCTCACTGGTGGAATCGACAAGATCGACAATACCAACAGCACTGTTGCAGGCACGGCGAACTACATTTCCGTTTCTGGTAGCACCGACACCGGCTACACGGTGGACATCGACAGCGCCTTCAAGACCCGTCTCACAACTGCGGAGACCACTCTTGCAGGGCTCGGCACCATGTCCACGCAGAATGCCAACAGCGTTGCCATCACCGGCGGCACGGTTAATGGCACGGCGATCGGCGGCACGACTGCTGCGGCTGGCGCGTTCACCACGCTCACAGCTTCCTCGACCGCGACCCTGAACACCCTGGCCAGTTCCGGCGCTACCCTCACGGGCGGCACGATCAATGGCATGGCGATCGGCGGCACGACTGCTGCGGCTGGCGCGTTCACCACGGTTTCGGCTTCTGGCAATGCGACCTTCAATGGCAACATTGTGGGTGACGGCTCGACCGAAATCACGGACTGCATCATTGACGCTGGAACATTCTGACGAATGGCTGATCCAGTCCTCAAACTGAGACGCACAGATGTCGTGGGGCGAATCCCCACGGCATCTGACCTCCCCCCAGGGGCGATCGGCTACAATATCGCCGACAAAAAAATCTACGCTCGGCACGATGACCCGATGGGGGCTGTCGTTCAGATCGCCGCTTCGGTCGCTCAAGGGGAAAAGGCGGACATCTCGATTTCCAAAAACCCCTCGGACGCCACGCCCGTCAATACCATTCGGGTTCTTACGCAGGCGGAATATGACGGCATAGTTCCGAAAGACGCGACCACCCTTTATTTTATTAAGTCGTAATGCCTGAATTTATTAAAGCGTATCTTGGAACGACTCCTTTGTTTTCAAACGAAGCGCCTAAAACATACCGCTCGTCGGATTCATACACCCGCCCTGCTGAATGGTTGGCCCTCCCGTCTGCCGCCGCGAACGAGGTTCGCGCCCTCCACGCTGTTTTCGACAATACGGAAAATTTTTGCACGGTTCGGATGAATACGACCGATGCCTCGACTTATTTTATTGATTGGGGCGATGGGCAAATAGAAACCGCAACATCCAATTCGCTTCGCACTCATGTCTATGACTATTCTAATGCGGCTTTGGATTCTGCAACCGTAACCAAGTTCGGTTACAAGCAATGCTTAGTTCGCATCTATCCTCAAGCCGGGAAAACTTTTTCCAGATTTGACCTCGGCGTGAAGGCTACTTCCCCAGCAGGTTTGCAAACCTACTCAAGTGGATGGTTGGACATGAATATCAACCTGCCGAATCTTGTGGCTGGACTTAATCTAGTCCTCGGAAGCAGTGCAATTAGGCATGGTTTCTTGGAAAGAGTCAACATCACATCTTGGGGCGCGATAACCTCATTGAACGGAGCTTTTAGGCTATGCGTTCGGCTTCGTTCCCTAAACGAGCATGAATGGAACACGACTAATATCACAAGTCTTAATGGGGCGTTTTTTTCATGTTGGGCTTTAACGACCCTTGATGCTTCAAACTGGAACACGGCAAATGTCACGAACTTTGGGGATATGTTCCGTGACGCTATCGCAATCACCGCCATAAAAATGCCCCCTCAATTCATCACCCAGACTGCAACCGTGATGGTGAATATGTTTTTTGGTGCGAATAGTCTGCAAGAGCTGGATTGCTCGAATTGGGACACACAAAATGTAACCTCGCTCGCTTATGTTTTCAACGGATGCGCCCTACCGCGAGTTGATGTTTCAAACTGGAACACTGCCAAGGTCACCACGATCAACAATATGTTTCAAGGTTGTATTTTATTGCAATCAATAAATTTAACAAACTGGAACTTGAATCTCTGCACCAATGCTACCACGGCTTTTAACAACTGTCCCAGCCTTCGTGAATTGCTGGGGTGCAACATTTCTGCCGCAACCTCCCTCGGCACTCCGTTTCTTGCAGGATGCAACTCGCTTTCCAAGATGACTTTAACCGGCATGAATGCGACATTTAATGTGACTAACTGCAATTTGAGTGGCGCGGCGCTGAATACGATTTACGCCAACCTCTCATCAAATGGAACGGGCAAAACGATTGGCGTAGCTGGGAACCACGGCATCGCAACTCACGACACCTCAATCGCGACCGCAAAAGGCTGGACCGTAGCAATAGTTTAATATGGACGATACATCCGGCTTTTACAAAAACGATAACGGCGAGCTATTATATGGCACTAAAATTTACGGGCCATACGAGCAATACCTCCTAACCAAACAGGAAAAAAATAATCATTCGTATCCTGTGGACGGGTGGCATTGGTTCGACAGCGAAGAGGAAGCGCGAGGAGCTTTGCTATGACGCCCGACGCCGCTCTTAACACGATCTCGCACATCAGTAGTCAAAGCGATCGGTGGATATTTGTCGCTTTGTTGGCGATCGGGATTTTTGCCGCGTGGATGTTATTCAAGCATTTCACTGCCCGCGAGCAAGCCCTCGAAGCCAAAATCGACCGGATCGGCGCGGAGAGTCGGGAGCAAAACCAGCAGTTCATCACTCACTTGCAGACGGCCAACCGCGAACTCACCCAAATCCTCACCGAGACCAACGCCACGCTCCACCGGAACGCGACGCTCATGGAGCGGGTCGAACGAAAGCTCGAAAAGAGTTTATGAATAGAGCCCTACTATTTTGTATCACATTAGTATTTACCGGCTGTGTCAGCGTCCCCATCCCTCCGATCGGCGATCGCGTGGGAGAATTAGGCAACCTCAAACTCAGCGTCAAAGTTTCCTACGAACCCAAATCCTCCCCCGAACGACCGCCGAGCGATTCCATGGCTTTTGCCTGGGAGCAATTCGGCTTAACGCAACCCAAACTGTTAAAAGACAAATGAAAATAGTAAACATCGTCATCGAACGACTCAGTGAAAATTCCACCTGGCGCGGGCTCATCCTCGTCGTCACCGCCCTAGGGCTCCGTTTGGAGCCAGAGCTTCAGAATCAGATCGTTGCGGCGGGCCTCTCACTCGTCGGCCTCATCAACATCGTTCGCAAGGGTAAGTGACCCAAGAGCAAATCCAGCGGATGCAACGGCGCATTGGCGTCGTGCCGGACGGGTTCTGGGGCCCCAAGTCCCAGGCCCGTTGCCGCGAGCATCTGCGCTCGCTGATGCCGAGCCCGAACCCATGGCCGCACTCCACGCAAGCGGCGCTCCGTGAGTTCTATGGCGAGCCAGGGGATGAATCGAACCTCGTCACGATCGAGTTTCCCTTCCCCATGTATTACGATGGGAAGCTCGTCAAAAAATCCCGCTGCCATCTGAAGGTCGCGCCTTCCCTGACGCGGATTCTCCAAGCGATCGGGAGCCTGCACGGCAAAGATCGCGAGGTCATGGAAGAGGCCGAGGACTACGGCGGTATCTTCAACTTTCGACAAAAACGCGGCGGAAACTCGTTTTCTGTCCATGCTTGGGGGGCGGCAATCGACCTCGACGCCGACGACAACACTTTTCGCGACACCTGGCCGCTGAAGGCCGATATGCCCCTGGAGATCATGGAGGCTTTCGCCCGCGAAGGCTGGCAGAGCGCCGGAGCCTTCTGGGGCTACGACGCCATGCACTTCGAGGCGACCCGCCCTAGGGCTTGAATTTATGCCAAAAAAACAACCCGCAGCCAACAATGTTTGGCAGGAGATCGAACGCTCCTCCACGACTCGCGCCCACCGCTCCGAGGTGGACGACCTGAAGAAACAGATCGCAAGCTACCAGCAGGCGATCGAAGAGTTGAGCGCCAGCATGGATGTCGCGTCCCTGCTGAAGGAGTCGCCCGCAAGCAACCGCACCTACGCCATCGAGCGCAAAGGCAAATCCTCCACGGAATCCGCCGCGGTTGTCGTAGCGAGCGATTGGCACTGCGAGGAATCGGTCGATCCCCGCACGGTCTCGCACCTCAACACCTTTAACTTGGAGGTGGCCGATCAACGCATCGAGCGGTTTGCCAAGTCGGCGATCCGACTCCTCGAAATCCAGCGCGGTGGCTGCGACATCCCGATTTGCATTCTCGCGCTGTTGGGAGATTTGATGTCCGGTTTTATTCACGAGGAATTGCGGGAGGAAAACGAACTCACTCCCACCCAAACCGTTCTGTGGCTCAAAGAGCGCGTGGCGAAATTCATCAACACCTTCCGCAAAGAGGGAGGCTTTGACCACATCATCATTCCCTGCTCGGTGGGCAACCACGGTCGCACCACAGTCAAGCCCCGCCATGGGACGAGTTGGAAGAACTCCTACGAGTGGCTCCTTTACAAAATCTTGGAGCAAGAGATCACTGACAAGGTGACATGGGTTATTGGGGAGTCGTATCACACCTACCTCGATGTCTATGGCAAGACCTTCCGCCTGCACCATGGGGACGGATTGAAATTTCAGGGGGGCGTGGGCGGGCTCACCATACCCGTCGAGAAAGCCATCTCAAACTGGAACAAGGGCCGCGTAGCGGACCTCGATATTTTCGGGCATTGGCATCAGAGCCAACAAAATCCGAAGTGGGTATCAAACGGGAGCCTCATCGGCCACAACGCCTACTCCATCGCCATCAAAGCGCCCTATGAACCGCCCCAGCAAACGCTCTTTCTTTTCAATGCGAAGCGCGGACGCACCGGCACCTGGCCCATCTTTTTAGAAGATTAACCCTGTAAACTTATGAACCCTTGGAAAGCCCTCGTCGTTAAACACAAAGCCAAAAGCGTAAAGCCCATCCCCGAGGGGTGGCTCACCCGCGCCCAAGTCGCCGAAAAACTCGGATGCTCCGAGTCCCGAGTGAACGAAAACCTCCGCTCGGCGATCAAGGCCAAAGATGTTTTGATGGATAAATTTGCGGTGTGGGACGCGCTCGAAGGCAAGGTCGTTTCGATCCCCTGTTATTCGATCGCAACCCGCAAATCCTCGGAATCGGCTCCTGCGAAAAGCAAACGCTGGCCTTACCCCGTGGGAACCAAGGTTCGCCGGTATGACAGCACCCAAACGGGGGTGGTGATTTCAGGCGGGCGCATCGAGTGGGCGAACGGGCACATCAGCACGCCAAAAGGTAGCTCGACTCAAAAGATTCTCGCAGTGTGAAAAAAACCTCCGGCAGAGTCCGAATCCGTGGCAAGTGGTGGAAAATCGAAATAAAGCGGCTCGCGCCTATCAAAAAAGAAGGCGGCTGGTCCTCGCTCCACGGACTCTGTGATTATTCCAAGCGAACGATTTACTTGAACCCGCAATTCAACATGAAGGCGACTCTGCGGCATGAAGTAACCCACGCCTGCCAGCCCGACCTGGACGAGCCCACGGTGGAGGAGATCGAGGACGCCCATGAAAATGCCGACAAAGTTTTTGAAAAACTGGTTGCCGAATGTTAATAACCTTGTAGAATAATAACCCATGCTGCTTGTCATCCCGTTTGCCGAAAAGTCTCTGCCTCTGTATCAGCACCTTTTTTCCCTAGGGGGCGTGGCGATGCACGATGTTTTGCTGGTCGGCGGGAACCGCGATGTCGCCGAGATCGAGAAGGCGCTCAACATTTTGAAGGGAGCTTTTGCCAACGCGGATGTTTTCACAGGCGACCATGTTTACACCTCGCGGAACAAACTCTTTCACGACACGGCGCACTACCTCGACCTCGTGGGCTGCACCGATCCGTGGTATTGGTTCGACGAGACCTGCTGCCCGCTGCGCCCTTCATGGCTGACGGAGATCGCAAAGGAGTATTTCGCCGCGAAGATGCCCTACCTCGGAGCCACCGAGCGTAGCGTGGAGCGCAACCCTGCCACGGGGAAGCCCTATGAGGAGCCGCCGCGCCTGATCGCTTCGTCGATCTACCCGCCCGATCTTTACCTGCGGAGCACGCTGATCCGCCGCTTGGGCTACGGTCCGAAGGAGACGCCGTGGAATGTGACGATGCGGTTCGAGATTCGCAAGGAAGCCGCGACTTCCAAGCTCATCCAAAACCAAGCGGGCACCTCGAATTATCGGGGTGGTCCTGATGGGAAGTATTTTTTCAAAGAAGCCCCTGGGGTGAACGCCGAGCCGATTGCCCCGCACACGGCAGTCGTCGCCGGAGTCTCCGATGGGTCTGTGCTCGAAGTCCTCAACCCCAAGCCCAAACCGGCCAAGAAAAAATCCGATGAATCTGAACCACTCTCCGCTTGAACTGAAGGGGCTCGACCCCGTGACCGGCGAAGTCCCTTGCGCCCGCGTGGGCGATGTGGACGCCGCCCGCTCGATTTACCTCTCGCTGAAAAAAGCCGACGAAGGCAGCAGCCGCAACCGCGCTTTGATCGACGGGATGTTCAACGGAGCGCCGCCCTTCAACGCCAACGATCTGAAAGAGGTCGGGCAAGGCGAGCGCACGAATCTGGATTTCGGCGAAGCCGCCGCGCTCAAGGATCAAGCCCTCGCAGGCTACTACGATCTGACGAACTCGGTCGATATGCTCGCCCGCGTTCGCACCACTTACGGAAGCCCCGAGCAAGCCGCCGAGTGGAGCGAAATCATCGGCGAGGAGTTCCACCGCACCCTTCGCGGATGGAGCGAGTTTGAATTTAACCACCAGCGGCTCTCGGATTATTTCGTGAGCCACGGCGTCGGTGTCTCGTATTTCGAGGACGAACTGGATTGGCGCTGGCGCGTAACGGGGCTCAATGAATTTCGCATCCCCCGAGGCACGCGGGCGAGCGAGGCCGAGATCGAGGTCGCCACAGTGGACCGCGAATACCGCGCCGACGAGCTTTACGGATTTATCCGCGACCCTGAGATCGCCGCCTCCCTGGGGTGGGATGTCGCCACGGTCAAAGAAGCCCTGAAGCGGGCTTGCGCTCAAGACACCACAACCTCCCTGGGGGACTGGGAGAAATTGGAGGTAGAGCTAAAAAACAACGACATCCTTTACGGCACTGCCAAGAGCAAGGTCGTTAAAGTCGTTCATATGTGGGTGAAGGAATTTTGCGGCTGTGTGTCGCATTTGATTTTCCTGCAAGAGCCGCTTCCCACCGATGTCGGCGCGATCAAGGAGAGCTTCCTTTACCGAAAAGAAAAACGCTTCGACACGCCGACGCAATGCTGGGTGACATTCACCTACGGCGTCGGCAACGGCACCTACCACGGCATCCGCGGGCTGGGCTTCAAAATCTACCCGCACATTCAAGTGCTCAACCGCCTGCGTTGCGGCATGGTGGATGGGGCGCTGCTCTCCTCCTCGCTCATCGTGCAGCCGAGCGACAGCAGCACTCGCGCTCTCGATGACCTGACACTCACCTACTACGGCCCTTACGCCCTGTTCCCGCCTGGCTTGAAGATCGTGGACAAAGCCGTCCCGAACCTTCAGCAGAACATCATCCCCGTGATTAACGACATGGCGATGCAGATGAGCAACAACACGGGGGCCTACCAGACCCGTGCCAACACGGGCGACAGCAATCAAGCCCGCACCGCCTACGAGGTGAAGGCGCAGTTGCAGAAAGAGGCCGTGCTGTCCAACGCCTCGATCAACCTTTTCTACCACCCGTGGAAGCGGCTTCTCACCGAGGTCTTCCGCCGCCTCACACGCCGCGATTACAACGCCCGCGAGCCAGGCGGCAAGGAAGCGGTAGAGTTCCGCAAACGCCTTCTTAAACGCGGCGTGCCTGAAGAAGCGATTCACCGCGTCATCAATGTCGAGCCAGTGCGGGCGATCGGCTACGGAAGCCCCGCGATGCGAATGGCGGCGATTGACGAGACCATGTCGATCTTCGGCTCGCTCGATGAAATGGGCCGCATCAACCTGCTCCGCGACCGCGTGGCGGCTCGTTTCGGACAGGAAGTGGTGGACCGCTACATTCCTTCCCCGCAGACGACGCTCCGCCCGCCATTGGATTTCAAGATCGCGGTCTTGGAGAACGCAACGATGTCCACGGGAAGCCCGATCCCCGTGAGCCCTGGGGAAAATCATTTCATCCACGCCTCCACCCACCTCAACGCGATGGACCAACTCGACCGCGCCGTGGCCGAGGGAGCAAGCAACCCGATGGAAGCATTGAGCGCCTTCAAAATGTTCTTGCCGCATTTGGGCGAGCATTTGTCCCAGTTGGGCAGCGACCTCGTTCGCAAAGACCAGGTCGCCCTCATGCGCCAGCGCCACCAGCAACTCAGCGCCAGCGCCCAACGCCTCGCTGACGAGTTGCAGGCGATGCAGGAGAACCAGCAGAAAGCCCAACAAGCCGAAGCCGAGCGCCAACAGACCGCCCTCATGGCCGAGTATCAGGCGATGCAGAAGAAGCTCGCCGAGTCCGAGCAGTTGAGCCCTGAGGCCCAGCAACGGCTTCTGGAGCGCCGCGCCGAACTGCAAATGAAAATCGAGAAGCACCAAGCTGACCTGCAAATGAAGGACGCGCAGACCGCCCAGAAGCTCGCTTTGGAAGACGCCAAAGCCGCCGCGAAGATTCGCTCGATGACGACTCCCGCCACTCCACAACCATGAGAGACTACCGCGCCGAATACGACAACTACCACGCCCGCCCCGATCAGAAAAAGAAACGGGCGAATCGCAACGCCGCCCGCCGGAAGCTGGCCCGCGAGGGCCGCGTGAAGAAAGGCGACGGGATGGATGTCCACCACAAGGACGGCAACCCGCTCAACAACAACCCTGGCAACCTGCAAGCCCTGCGGGCGAAAATCAATCGCTCCTTGAAATAAATGCCGAGCGCCTTCGACATGGCGAAAAGTTTGCTTACCGACACCGCGAAGTGGGCCAAGAAAGGCTTCAAGCTCGCCTCGGGCGAGGTCATCACGAACCGGTTCGAGCAGTGCCAAGCGTGTCCATTTTGGAACTCGAAGGCATGGGGTGGCTCCGGCAAATGCACGGTCTGCGGCTGCTCGACCAAGGCCAAGCTCGTTCTCGAAACCTCCAAATGCCCGAAAGGGAAATGGTAGATGGGCCGATTTCTTTTCAATCCCTTCACGCAGAATTTCACGGTGATCCCGAAGCCGCAGGCCGAAGGGTTTTTCCTGCTCGCGGCCCGCAATGGCAAGCTGGAGTGGGTGGAGCGGGAAGACCCGATGGCAAAGACCGTGACGATCGGCTTCACCACCACGGCGACCCGCGAGGTGTCCTCTGTGGGAATCCTCCCCAGGGTGGTGATCGCCCGCGCCGATGCGGCCTATGTGAAAACGATCGAAGACCCAGGCACCTACACGCACGAGGTCTTGATCGACGACACGGCCAGCAGCACCGCCTCCTACGCGGTGGGCGTGTATCTCGCCCCCGACCAAGCCGCCGCCATCACCACGCTCCCCAGCACCGCCATCACCGCGTCCCCTGTGGCCGACAGCAACGGCGACAATGTCGCGTTTATTTATGTGATGACCTTCACGGGTGACGCCTCCGTGAACATCGACGCCTACGACTCACCATGACCACGATTGAAACCTTCCGATCCAGCGAGGTGCTTACGAGCGCCTTCGCCGACCTACTGAAACGCCCCGAGATGAAAGCCGCCATCGAGGCGCTGCGCCAGTTGGGGTGCCCCAGGGAGATCGCTCCGCCGACCGGCGTGGGCTTCTCCGAATGGAACTCGCACCAGAACACGCGCTTCGAGGGCTTCAACCAAGCGATCGACGCGCTCCTCGCCCTCGGCGTGCCGATCAAGCCGCGCAAGAGCGATAGCGACCTCATGCCCAGCCTCGAACCCGAGGATTGAACTTTATGTCAGACACCACCGAAACCACACAGACAACACCCGCGCCCGAGGGGGAACCCCAAGGCAAGGGAGGAATGATGAGCTTCGACGCCGCCGCGAGTATCGCGGACGCCTTCGCCAAGCTCAAAGACGGCGACGCCGCCCCCGACGCGCCGATCGAAACCGAGCCCACAGGGCCCACAAACCACTCTGGGGACAAAGGGCCCGAGGGTGAGGCAGGCAAGCCCGAATCCGAGGAGAAGGAGATCAAAGTCCCCACCTCCGACGACCTCGCCAAGCTGCGCGGGAAAAAAGCCCCCGCGAAGAAAAAAGAGGAGACCCACGAGCCTTCGGAAGATCGGGGCTTGGAGAATGCCAGTGAGAGCGCGAAGAACGCTTTTGCCGCCATGCGAAAAGACCTGAAGGCCGAGCGGGAAAAAGCCGCCGCGCTGGAGGCCCGCCTCGCCGAGTTGGAGAAATCCAAATCCGAGACCGACCCCGAGGAGGTGCAACGCCTGCGCTCGCAGAACGAGGAGTATGAGCGCGAACTCCAAGTCGCCCGCGTCGAGGCCACCAAGGAGTTCAAGGACGCCGTGGTCGCCCCCATGCAGGCGATCCGCGAGTCGATCAGCCAGATCGCCTCGAAATACGAGATTGTGGAAGCCGACATCGTGAACGCCTTCGCTGAGTCCGATGCCAGCGCCCGCGCTGACAAACTCAGCGACATCGCCGCCGGAATGAACGACCGCGACAAATTCGCCCTCTACGACTTGGAGACCCGCTTCGCCAAGGTGCAGAGCACCCGTCAGAAAGTGGTCAACAACGCCAAGCTGGCGCTGGAAAAAATCGAGCAACACCGCGAGGAGCAGTCCAAACTTCAAAAAGAGGAATACGGCAAGCGATACAACGGCGTGGTGGACAAGGTCATCGAGGAAGGCCGACAGGCTGTGCCGCTCCTGCGCCCGATCGACGGCGACGACGAGTGGAACGGCCAACTCGCCGGAGCCGAGAAATTCGTGCGCGAACTCGACTTCGAGGGGCTGAACGAGGATTCCCGCGCCCGTGTGGCTTATCGCTCCGCGGTGGCCCCGATCATCTACGGCCAATTCGTCTCGCTCTACAATCGGTATCAGGAACTTGAGAAGTCCCTGGAGAAATACCAGAAAGCGACCCCCAAGGCGGGCGGAGGCGGCAGCGCCCCAGCGGCCCCAGCCAAGGAGGAGTTTGACGACTTCATGTCGGCGCTTAAAGCCAATCTGCGCTAAGAGCTTCCCCTCCCCATGACCCCACAGGGACTTAGTCTCTGTGGGGTTTTTCTTTTTCGCAACCTCTTGAAAATTGTCTGTTGACTTTGCGGGATTGCAGGGTTATTACATTCCTGACGCTGCTTGCAGGCGGTAACTGCATGGACATTACTTGCGTGTAATTCCGATCCCCGCACGGAAAAAACGAACGAGGTGTAACAACCTCACAACCTCAACTTTTTGTTTTTTCTAATCCTATGGCAGCACTACAAAACATCGAACAACTTTTCGTGGAGTGGGGCGGTTTGATCCGCAACAATGTCGCGAAGAACATCGTAACCTCCGACTTCTACCTCAAATATCTTCCTAAAGATAAGTGGGTGGATGGTCAGGGCAACCAAGTCAGCTATCCTATTTTCGAGCGTTCGCTTTCCAGCGCCGCGGTCTCGACTCCAGGTGGCGTGATTTTTGAGAACTGGACCTCCTCGGGCGGCGATGGCGACAACGCCACCAAGAGCGGCACTTACACCGCTTCCCCGAACAACTCCAACCTCGTTGGAGCCAATGGCGGTTCTCTCTCCCGCAGCGGTATGCTCGGCGGCGGAAGCCACATCGTCGGTCAAAAGATCGACAGCTTCGGCGTGACCGTTCGCACCATGTCGCTCAAAAAGGCGGCTCTCAACAGCCCCGACATCAACCTCGATGACCTCCAATTCGCTTGGCAGGTCGAGGACCAGGTCAAGAATGTGATCCGTGTCCTTTCCGAGAACACCAAGTATGTCTGGACCAACACCTACCAGGACGAGTATGTCAACGCCTGCGGACAAAAATCCGTGGCGGTTGCCAACTTCGACCCCACCACGACCGACTTCGCGGCCACTCCGGCGACCTCGAAGCTCACCTGGGGCATCCTCGAAGCGATCTACGAGCAACTCGGCTACAACGGCGGGTCGATCAACCCGTTCGCCCGCGTGGACGAGATGACTCCGATCTATGCCGCTGTCGGCGAGCGTTACACCTTCTCGGACCTCAAGCGCCAAGACGCCAATGTCCGCGACGACTTCCGCTATGCCTACATGGGCAACGGTGACAGCAACCCGATGCTTTCGGCCCCAGGGCTGAACGCCATCTACCGTGGCTTCAAGTTTTTCACGGTTGAGTTGCCTCCTCGCTACACCTTCGACGCTGTGGCTGGTGACTGGGTCCGCGTGTTCCCCTACGAGCCCATCGCGACTTCGCGTGGTATGCGTTGGGAGATCAGCGCCGCCTACAAGGCCGCTCCTTACACCGACACCGTGATCTACCACCAGGATGTGATGAAAGTCCTCACTCCTTCGCCCCGCACCAGCAAGGGCGGCATGACCTACAACCCTGCTTATAGCTGGGCTGGCGAGTTCGTGTGGAGGAACATCCCTGACCGCGAGAGCAACATCGACGGCAACACCGGCTTCTTCCGTGCGCTCTACGCCTACGGCTCGAAAGTCGAGCGCCCCGAGTTGGGCTTTGTGGTCCGCCACCTCCGTTGCGTGGATCGTGCGAACGATCTCACCGACTGCGACGGCGACCATGTCTGCCCTCCGGCTCCTTGATTAGGTAAGCCTCAAACCCCGCCTCCGGTTCCCTAGGGGATCGGGGGCGGTCTTGAGGTTTGACCAACACATCAAACCCGACCAACCCACATGATTAAATTCCCGATGCCGGAAGGCTACACACTCCCCGAGGGGGCCGACAAAGGCACCTTCGAGGCCCTTGCAACTTTGGAAGTCGATGGCGAAAACCTCGTGCTCACCGCGATCGACGGCCTCCCCGTCGGCGGCGAGGGTGATGAATCGAAGGAGACGGACGAAGAAGACGAAGCCTACGCCGAGGCCACCAACCCCGACACAGGGGATTTCCAAAAGGCCATGGCGATGGGCATGATGGGACGGTAGTTCTCCATGATCGCCGACAAGCTCAGGCTCGTAGATGGGTTTCGAGGGCTTCCCGGCGGAATGGACGGGAGCCAAGACCCTGTCTTGACGCCCGAGACTTCGGTTTACTACGCCGAAAATGTGGTCTTCCGCGGAGGGGCGGGGCCAAGGACGCGCCCTGGGTTTCATTATGTGGACCTCTTCGGCACTTTCACCGCCATCAACGGCGGAACGGGGCTTCTGACAGGAGCCACGGTCGTTCAATGCGCGACGGTCTTCAACCCTCCGAACCGCGAGCCCGTGATGGTCTTTGTGGCGGACGGCAATGTGATCGCGGTCGATCTGGTCGGGAAGGAAGTGACCTATGTGAACACCGACCAAAACAACGCCATCGTGCCGGTCTTCACGAACCGCACGAACCCGTGCTACGCCTGCCAAGTCGAAGAGTTCTTGGTGATCCAAGATGGGGTTTCGACGCCTCGGGTTTTGGTTTTTACCGACTCCACAACGATGCGGTTGAATCTAGCGACCTATTATTCGGCAGAGACGCCGATCCCAACTGGGAAGCAGATGGCTTACGGGCATGGGCGGTTGTTTGTGACCACTCCGAACGGGCGGGAAATCACAGCGGGCGACATCGCTTTTGGCGGAAGCCTGACCTCGAAGGACATCGTCTCCTCCTCCGACGACGACCAAGTCGTCATCACGACCGCGACGGCGCATGGCTGGAATGTCGGCGACTATGTGACGATCTCGGGGCATAGTTCGCTCCCCGCGATCAACGGCACTTTCAAAATCGAATCCAAGCCCGCGACTGACAAGTTCACGATCGCAGCAGCGGTCGGCGTGCCAGGCTCGGGCGGGCAGGCGACGAAGTTCAATGCAGGCACTTCCTCCGACGCGCTCAATTTCAGCGAAAACACTTTTATCAACGAGGGCGGGAACTTTGTGATCCCGCTGGAGATGGGGCCCGTGAAGACGATGGAGTTCCTCCCGATCCAGGATGTGAGCACGGGGCAGGGCGACTTGATTGTCTTTGGCGAACGGGCGGCGACGAGTTTCGCGGTCTCCACGCCGCGCACGCAATGGAAGGAGACGGCAGGGTTCCAGCGGGTGCTGTTCTCCAACATCGGCTCACTGGCCGAGACAACCTGCACGATCAACGGCGACATCTTTTTCCGTTCTCGCGAGGGGAATGGCATTCGCTCCTACCGCAATGCGAGGGCGGAGTTCAGTTCCTTCGGGCAGACGCCAATCTCCGCCGAGATGGACCCGATCTTTGACAAAGAGGATTTGAGCAAGCTCTCCCGCGTCTCGATGATTTATTTCGACGACCGTCTGCTTATGACCTGCAAGCCTGCCACGGTGGATGGGCGGCAGGTCTACCGCGGAATCACGGCGATGGATTTCCGCCCCGTGTCGGCCAACAGTGGCAAAGGGTATGCGATCTACGATGGCGTGTGGGGCGGGCTGCAAGTGGTGACGCTGCTCACGGGGGTATTCAACGACACGCCCCGCGCTTTTGCCCTCTGCTACCACGGCGACGACATCGACCAGCATCAACTCTGGGAGATTACGAAGAACGAAGTTCAAGACAAAAATTCCTATCAAGGTAACGAGTATCGCTTCATCCGCTCGCTGGTGCTGACGAAAGCCTACGATTTCAAATCCCCCTACTCGGAAAAGAAACTCATCCACGGTGATCTGTGGTTCAGCGAGGTGGGCGGGTGGAGCCAGGAGAATAAAAAATTCACCGCCGACTTGAAATTCCGGCCTGACAACAACCCCAACTGGACGGATTGGGGTGACTGGGAACTTTGTTTTTCGGAGGACAACCCAAACGATCCGGGCGATGAACCTAGGGCGCTCCGGGGATACGCGCCACAACTTCGCGCCGTGGTGCCCGAGGTGACGACCAATGACTTCACCGACCGCACGATCGGGCGTGGGTATGACTTCAAGCTGCGCGTCGAATGGCGCGGGCGGGCGAAGCTGGAAAAACTCCTCGTTCACTCTTTGCAACTCGTCGAGCCCGTGGGCGCTGGGGTGCAACGCGACACGGGGGGCTGCGTTTTGGTTTTGCCCGACAGCGTCGAGGAGACTTTGGAAAACACCTACAAGGCGTGGGAGCCCGACGGGCAGACGCTCGACTACTTCATTCAACTCACAACCGGCGGCGTGGACTACCTCTCCACTGAAACCGGCGGTTTACTCATCGGCTACCAGAAATACATCTAATGGCAAACTCGACAATCAACGGACTCTCGGAAGTCACAACCCTCGCAACGAACGATCAGTTCGTGGTCTGGGCGACTTCGGCAAACGGAACGCGAAAAGTCAAAGGGGAGAACCTCGACAAGCTGATCTTCCGGCAACGGTCGGCGGCGACCGATCCTTCGGGAAAGATCGTCCCCATTGTTTCTTATGCGGGCGGAGTTCCGGTGGTGGAGGGAATCACTTTTGAAAATTTCACTGCCCCGCTAGGCATCGCCGACAACGCTGTGACATCCGCGAAGCTCGCGCCTTCGGTTCGCGTGAACGCTTGGGCGAAAAAAACCGCCAACTACACGGCTATCGCGTGCGACCGGATTGCGGCGGATACGACAGCGGGGGCTTTCACGATCACGCTCCCCGCCAGCCCTGCCGCGTTGGATTGGGTGCTGATCTCCGACATCGCGCAAAAATGGGGCACCAACAATTTAACGGTAGCTCGAAACAACAGCCTCATCAACGGGCTGGCGGAGAACCTCGTTTGTGACACCACAGGGGAAATACTGCTGCGCTACGAAGGAACTACTCAAGGCTGGAGGGTTTTTGCTTATGGCTACTAGCTTTCAAGCCGCCAAAGCGGCGCTCGCGCCGTATGTGGACAACGGGATTGACCCAGAGAATGCCCGCGTCACGGCAAGGATCAATGAGGCCCAGCGCCGGTTGATCGACCACTACAACTTTCTCTCCCGCCGCGAGGAGTTGGAGAAGGACCCGTTGGTCTATGTAGAAAATGGAACCAGTGGATACCTCACCCTTGATGATCTCGACGCGACCAAGGTGATGATCCTCGCCCTATGGCGCGAGGAGAACAACGAACTGGAAATTGCGACAGGGCTGGAGCAAAAGGCTCTGGCTTTTGTGGAGCGCAATCTCATGGCCGAGGTGCAACGCGCCCGCCGCGTCGTCACAGGCGAAGTGGGGCGGCTGCACAACGAGCTTCCCGAGGGGTTGAAATTCTCGACTTCGCGGTTGACGACTTTGCTCGGGCAGGCGGCGACGGAGGCAACGGCTCATTTGGAGTTCCTCCAAAGACGCGAGGAATTTGAGGGGCCGACTTTGACAGCCTCTTTCGAGGTGAGGAAAAAACTCGTCGAATCCTACCTCGCCACTTCCCAAGCGGCAGTCGAGCCTGCGATGGCGCTTAAAAAAGACGCGCTCGATCTGCTCGAACGCGACACGATCGCGGCGGTTCACCAACTCCGCAAAGCCACCACGGGCGAGGTGGGGCGGCTGCACAACGAGCTTGCCACAGGGTTGAAGGTGCCGACTTCGCGCATGACGACCCTGCTGAACCAGGCTGTGAATGATGCGATCGCCCATCAGAAATTCCTGCAAAAGCCGGATGACGACGACTTCGCCGCGCCGCCGATCACTTTTGAAATCAAGCGGGCGCTCGTGGAGAGTTATCTGGCCGCGATGGAGGGAGCCGCAGAGGTCGCCCTAGGGTTGAAGAAAACCGCGCTCGACCTGATCCAGCGCGATGTGGAGGCGCACGACCAGACGCTCCGCCGCACCACACGCTACGATCTCTCGCTCACCTCGCCGAACAGCTTCGGCTACCACTGGGGCCGCGTGGGGCTGGGCTTCGAGAACTCGCTCACCTTTTCCAACAACGCGATCAAGCGGGCGGTGACGAGCGCCGAGGAATCCCTGATGAACTCTGGCAAGTGGGTCGGCACGATTGCCGAATACACCTTGACCCTCTCGAACTCCGGCGAGGTTTTTCTCCCCAGGGAAATCGAGACTGTGCTGTTCGTCTCCTTCGACGGCGACCCGCGCCCCGTCCACGATCGGTTCGCCGAATACATGACCGGCGGCACCGGCATCCGCACGACGGAGAACCCTGGGCGCAGTGGCTTCTCCGACCTTGGCGACTCGGTGGACTCCGTGGATGGCAAGACGAAACGAAAATACTTTGTGACTGTGCCACAGGAGGACAAGGCGACCGTGATCCGCTACCTCGCCAAACGCCGTTTCGTGCCGCACACGAGCGATTCGGAGCCCATGTATCTGAACAACTACGAGGCGATCGCCCAAGCGGCGATGGCGATTCTGACCAACGGGCAGCAAGGGAACTTTGAAGCGGCGAAGCAACTCCTCGCCGCGCAGGTTTACCAGCAATACTTCAAGCCACAACTTTATGGGGTTCACAACAAACCTGTCCTTGCCTTGCGCTAGGGCATGGTGTAATAACAGCAAAGGTTATTAAATGGAAACCCGATCCGAACGCCAATTTCTAATTCTAGGACAGCCTAGGTCCCGCACGGCGTGGCTTGCAAATTTCCTTACGCGGGGGGATTCCATTTGCCACCATGAACTTAGCGGTCGTGGGCTGAATGCCGCCGCCATGGCCGCAGAGATGTCGAGGGGGGCTCGGTTCGTAGGGAACTCCGACAGCGCCGCGTCGCCAATCGTAGCAGAGTTATTGAGGCTTTTGCCTGAGCTAAAGCTAGTCGTCATCAAGCGCCCTATGGAGGAAGTTTTATCTTCCTACCAAAAAGTTGCCGGAGAAAAGCTAGAAAAACTACGGTCTTTTTTGGAAATCAACCAAAAGATTTTGGAAGGCTTGGAGCCGCAGGCGCTTGTCGTAAATTTCCACTCACTGTCTTCTGCCGAGACGGCAAAGAAAATTTGGAACCATTGTCTCGGGGGCTACATGGAATTTCCTACGGACCAGTTTGATTTGTTGCGGACTCTGAATGTGCAAATGGAGCCGCAGTTCATTCGAGGTGCTTTGAGAGGCGGTATGGAACTCCCTGGTCGCGTGGCCCCGCTTACAGAAAAAGAAACGCAGTTATTGGCACTGGTGTTAGAGGCGCACGCTAAAAGCGCCCTCCGGCAGAACATTTCTACGACCACGGTTTTGCAATGCGCGGCGGGCAACGGCACCTTGACCAATAGCATTGCGGCAGGGCTGCTAACTCTGGGCGGAACCCACGCTCCTTTAGAGCAATCCTGCGAGGTGCTGATGGCTAGTAACCCCGTCGAAGGGGCTCGGCTACTCGTTGCCGACGGTTACAAAGTTCCTGGCTGGGGCAACTCGTTTCATCGCGGAGAGCCCGACCCGTGCTGGGCTGAAGTCGATCAATGGCTCCAAGAGAATCGCCCAGATTTGTATGCAAAAATTCAAGCCGTCACCGATTTTCTCCGCTCAACTGGAAAGCCTGTGATGCCAAACCCTTCGACCTACACCGCAGCCGCCGCTTTGGCACTCGGAATCCCGCCTCGTTGCGCCGCTTTTTTGTTCATTCAAGGTCGTCTTTTGGAGTGGGTTAAAATTTTTATGAGAGGAGAAATCTAACATGGGCTTAATCGCAGGAGCACTCGTTGGGGGCGCGGTGATCGCAGCCGGAGGAGCCGTCGCCGCAGGAGCCATGCAGGCCGACGCTACGAACAGGGCCAATGCCTCATCCGCCGCGGCCACCAAGAAATACATGAAGCTGGCCTCGGCGGAAGCCGAGCGGGGCTACGGCGACATGATGGCGGCGATCGGGAAGCTGGGGGGATCGCAGTCGGGGCTTTCAAACACTTACATCGACCGCACGGGAAAGCTCGTGGATCAATACGGGCAGCAAGTTAAAGAAGCCCTGGGGAATTTTCCTGATTACTTCACCGGATGGAGTGGGGTCGTTGACAAAGCCGATCAAAATGTCACGGACTTTGAGACCCGCTCCCGAAATGTCATTAAGGAATCGGCGGATCAGACTTACGATTACAACCTCGGAAGGTTCGACGATTTCACCAATTTCGCGACCCGACTGAGCGAGGAGAACCAGAAAATCCGGTTGAACCTTGCCAGAGCGGCGACCCCGCTCTTTGACGAGACCCGCTCGCAGATGGCGCTCAACGACCTCCAGCTAACCCAGGGAATCGTGCCCGCCTCGGTGCAAGCCGAGATCGAGCGTGCAGCCGCCCAACGCGCCCTAGGGGCGGGAACCGGCGCGGGGAGCCAACTTAAAAACAACCTGTCGATGCGTGACTTGGGGCTTTCCTCCATGGCGGGGATTCAGCAGGGGCAGCAGAATTTCCAAAACCGCCAGCTTCAAGATTACAACACGCTCGTCGCTGGAACGCAGGTCGGGGTCGAAAATGTTTACAACTGGATGGGGCTCAATACCAACAAGGTCATTGATGTCAATAACGAGAACAGTTGGAAGCTCTTTGAGGCCCAGAAAGTGCCGCTCGACTACAAGATGGTCGGGCTCAACACCGCGCTGGACAAGAGGTTCGACCTCGCCACGAACCAAGCGAGCTTCCTCCACACGACTTACTCCAATGTCTATGGGCAAGAGAGCGAGACGGCTCGCGCCATGGCCGCGATGGAAGCGGCAGCAGCAGAGGCCCGCACGAATGCCAAACTCGGCATCGCGGGTCAAGGGCTCTCCAATGCTTACGCCAGCGCCAACCGCTCCATGGCTTCGGGGCTCGCCAACGCGCAACTCGTGAGCAACGCCTCGTCGCAGATCGGCGGGTCTTTAATGGGATTTGGAATGGCGGGCATGACTGGAGGGGGGTCAGGAGGGTTTTCGTCTTACGGACAGATGACTCAACACACCGCCCCCGGCACAACGGGAAGCTATGTCCAGGGATCAGGGTGGGTTCCTAGGGCGACAGCCGCTTAATTTATGAGAGGATTCGATGTTCCAATAATCAACCCCACCACAGGGGCCAGTGAATACGGGGCCAATCTCGCCCAGTGGGATTGGAAGCCTTTTGACACGGCCATGAAAGCGGCCAAGACGACCTACGACATGGTCCAAGGCAACAAGGAAGAAAAGCGCCAGCAGGAGGAGTTCGAGTTGGAAAAACTCCTCTTTCCTTCCAAGCAGAAGGCCGCAGAGCTTCAACTCACCAAGCTGCAAAGCGAGATCAACGAGAATAACGCTAGGGCCGAGGCTTTGTTAGGTCAGGCAGATGCGGATGGTTTGGCCGAATATGGTGGTTCGTTACACCCTGAACGCTATGCCCCTCTCGGCATCAATGCCCCGTCATCGGTATTCAGGCCATTCATTTCAAAACAAAAATCGTCTGCATCGTCCGACGCGGTTTCACTAAATCTGGGCACTAACGCAGCGCAATACTTCCCACAATAATGGCTATTACCGCTTCTACCGCTCCTTCATTCGATCTTAATACGGTATTTGACCCTAACTGGGAGGAGGATTCCGCTCAAAGAATTTTTTCCGGCATGGCCGACCCAGAAAAGAAGCAGGTCGATCAAACAGTTGTCGAAACTGGGGTCAAGTCGCTTCAACCTGAAAGGAGCTACACCCCTGCAAAAGAGGGCAGCGGACGATTGACCTCTGACATGACAGGAAATCCACTTGATGACTTTGAAGCCCCGCTAAAAAAAGAGGCCCCGAAAGAAGCCCCAGTAGTGGAATCCGAACAAGACGAGCAACCGTCTATCGGTAAAATTATTGCGGACGGCCACAATTATATTTCCCAAATTAAAGCGGTGCAGTCGGGGCGCTTTGGAAAAACAAGAGAAGTTCAACGAGAAAAGGCTCTCGATAACCAAGCGATTTTTCAGGCTTACTCGGCTATGCAGGCGCGGCTCTCGGAGCGCGGCTATGATGATCCTACTTTGGTGGCTACGCTAGGGACTTACAAAGGGGGAGGTCTCCGATCCGCGGAAGACATCGACCGGCTTTTCGAGATCAAGAAGAACGGGCTGCAATACCAGACCAAAGAAGGAAACATTGCCAAACTCGAAAAGAACGCCCCGTGGAGCGCTATCGTGGACGCAGCCGATGAAGTCGGAGGCATCACGATAATGAAGCCGAGTGATCCTGGTAAGGACTTCGGGCAGTTGGCAGATAACCTTAAAAAAGCTGAAGACAGTTACACAGCCGTGAAAGACTCTGATGATGAAAGCGCAAAAGCGAGGGCAAAGTCGATTGTGGAGCTTTACGAGGGTCAACTAAACGCTGCAACGGAGGGTAAGTTTTTCAGAGACCGACACGCGGGCATTCAACAGAATCTCTTAACGGCGATAAACCACTTGAATAATCCGAAGGTGAATTACAAGGGTGTGGCTTACGACCAAGTCGATAAATCTAAACCGGAGGACAATTTATCAAGCAATGATTTCTTTGAGCAAGCGGCTACGAAGGGGATGATGCCCACCGTTACAATGACGCCTACGGGCTTCAATACTGACGCGGTTGAAGAGTATGTAAATTATTACGGTGTCGATAAAACACTAGCCGCTGCATACAATAAAAAAGGCGGGTTTGATTTTTTTGAATACTCCCACAAAGATAAAAAACTCACACCCCTTTTAGGAAAAGCGGCTGAAGCCCCTTTGCCAAAAACCGAAAGCACTTCAGGGATTGATAAAGCCCTTCAAGAAATCGAAGCCCGTGAAGCGGTAAGCTCTGCAAAGAGCCGCGAAGCGGAAATCGCAGAGATTGACGCGGAAATTGCAAGAGTTTCTTCCCTTATGACAGAGCGGCGTGAAGGCGGATTTATGCCGTCTGGATACTCGGCCCCTGTTTCGGGCCGCGCAAAAACTAAAGAAGAATTGCAGCAATCAAAACTGAAGATTCAAAAATTGGAGCAACGCAGAGCAATGCTTCGAGGCAAATAATTTAATTAAAATGATTATTCCTTACGACCAAGTTGAGGGCTATGAAAACTACACTCCAACCCTTAACGAAGAGGAAGATAAAGAAAACCTAGTCCCTATCTCCAGCGTCCCCATGAAAATGCGGGAGGACCTTTCCCTAGGGGAGGAATTCGGGCGCGGGTTTGACCGCGGGTTGCTCCAAACCAAGGGCCTTGGCCTCGGGTTGGTGGGGGCCCTCGGAGAGGCGGCGGGGTTGGATGATGTCGAGGAGTATGGCTACACCGGAGCGCAAGAGGCGATGCAGGCTGCGTCGGCTCCTGAACTCGCAGGTGAGGTGGAGAGTATTTTCGATGTGGGGTCCCCTGGGGACTTTATGAGCTATGCCGCGGGGCTGATGGGGTCGCAGGTTCCGAACCTGGCGATCTCGGCTGTGACCGGCGGCGTGGGCGGTATGGTCGGCAAACGGGCTGTCTCCGCGGCGATCACCGAGGCTTTGGAAGCGAAGACGGCGCAACTCGTGGGCGAAGGCGTGGCGAAGGAAGTCGCCAAGCGGCAGGCGCAAGTGGCGCTCTCCCGCGAGATGGGCGTGAACATGGCTGAAAAACTTGCTGCCGAGAAAGCGGCGCAGATTGCCGCGACGAAGACGGGCATCGGCGTGGGCACGGCGGTATCCGGCGTAGGCATGGAAGTCGGCTCGATCTACTCCGAGACTCGCGATCTGGGGCTGGCTGTGAAATACGGCGTGCCTGCCGGATTGGTGGAAGGTATCGCTGACCGATACTTTGGCGGCAAGATCGTGGACGCCATCGAGGGGACGAGCGGGACGAAGGGGCTCAAAGCAGCGGGTAAAGAATTTGTAAAAGGCATCGGGGTCGAAGGCGGCGAAGAAGGCGTGCAGACCGCGCTGGAGTTGCAGGCTCTCGAAGAATCCGGCGTGGAGCCAGGGTTCGAGTTGTTCTCGAAAGAGGGTGCCAAGCGTGTCACGGAAGGCGTGGCGGCTGGCGCAGTGATGGGCGGTGGCATGGCTACAGGGGTGCAAGGCTTGAAGCTGGGCCTGACTCCGCTGACACAGCGGGCGCTACAAGATGTCGAGACGGGGCTTCCCCCAGGAACCGAGACCCCAGGAACCGAACAGCAGGACACGACCGACGAGGAGAAATTTTACAACTTCTCACCAGACGCGGTGACGATCGACGACGGTGACGATGACCCGATCACGGCCCGTCGTTTTACGATCGGCACTGAGAAGGGTTGGGCAATCGACAACCCGACCGAGGAGATGCAGCGCCGACTGGTTCCCCTAGGGAACACCGGCAAAGTGGCTCTTGTGGACGGGGGTAAAGGTTACGGCGATGCGCTCAAACACATCCTCAACAACGGCGGTCGGGTTCGTAACATCGACCCCTCGATTCTGGACAACGAGATCGCGGATGATGACGGGGAGTATGTGGGCTTGTCCTCGTTCACACAGGACAACAAGCTGGCTGCGGGCACGGGGCAGCAGCAGGGGAAAGTGCAGGGCACGGACCTTGAGATCGACGCGGAGCAGCGTGCTTTCGAGGATCAGTTAATTTCAAAATACGGCCAGCTAAACAATGTGCTGAATGCTACGGAGTTGTTGGAATCCACAGGGGCGATGCCCCAGGGATCGTTCACCGGCTCTGAACGGGAGGCTTTGGGGGGAGGTCTGAATCAAGACGAGCGAAACGCGATTCTTGCGGCGGTGCCTTCAAGGGAACTGACAAAATCCAAAGCCCAAGTGGAGCGACTGATCCGAGAAACGGAAGAAGCTGCGGCGAAAGAGGGGACGACCCCAGAGCTTGAGCGCCGGTTGAACTTCCTCGCCGATGTGCAGGGGAGGATCGCGGATTTCGAGAACCTCAAGACGATGCAGCAAACCCTAGGGCGCAAGCCGCTGGAGGGTGGAGCCGCAGGGGAATTATCGGCAGGCGTTTCCAAGACTGACCCCGTAGAAGAAAAGCTCGCAGAGTGGAGCCGGATCGTGGAGGAGCGGGGGAAAGTCGATACCGAAATATCTTCACTACAAAAGCTAACTGCTCCTTCTGGTGGAGGTTCTATTTTTGATGCTCTCGACGCCTACGAGATGATGCTGTCAGATAGTCAGAAAGTTTCACAAGAAATTGCGGCGCTCAAAAAAGCAAAAGCCGACAAGAATCAAATCCAGGCGAAAATGCAGGAGCTTCGGAACATTGAGGAGTCCGCAAGGGGGTTGATTAGTGAATCAGGCAACCAAGATTTGTTTGCAAATGAAGTTCGCAAGCAGGTTGTGGTAGAAGAAAGAAACAACTCAGCGGCTTACAAGGCATGGGACGCTTTAGTTCAGGAAGCTGACGCGCTACAAGCTGAACGGGATACTCTTGTTACTGAGGAGGACATCAAAAATTTTGACGAATCGTCAAAGGGAAAAAAACTAGAGACGATTGCTCAAAAAATCGACAAGGCTTACGAGCAAGTAGTCCCAACAGCACGACTCGCGGAGTTTTACAAAAACGCTGCAAAAGTAGCTACTGCGAAAAGAGATGAACAGCGTCAAGTTGACCAAGCATCTCAAGAGCAAAGACTCGCTGCGGAAAATAACTTGAAGTCCGCGACAGAGAAAAGCCGAGGACTGAACACAGATGTCGTCTATAAAACTCCTGATGGCAACACAGTCGTTGGAACCTTGGTGCCCGACCCCGAGACGGGGCGTGCATTGGACCAAAACGGGAATCTCGTTATCGCGCCGAAATCTTTTGAAGGCAGCGACAAAAGCGATTTAGTAGATACAAGAACTCAATACGGCGACCGCTTCATCCGAGTCCCCAGGGAAAATGTCTTGAACATTGTTCCAGACAAAACGGTGGGAGTGAAAACACAAGCGGCCAGCCAGGCAAAAGCCTTGGGCGTGGAAAACGCCGACCAGAATTCTCTGGCTCAGAACGCCACGGCGATTGCGGCCAAGCTCAATGAGCAATCGGAAGCCCGAGAGAAGGAACTGGAGAACTCTTTGGAGCCTGTCTTTACGAGAGACAACAAGGGCAAGTTGGTCCCAAGCGCGGTGCGTCGCGGGGAGACTGTCGGCTTGCGTTTAGAGGGTCGTGAGGCTTTGCACAAGACGATGTATCTGCCAGACGGCACGACGCTCGTGCCCACCAACGCGGGAATCTTCCGTGGTGTGGAGGGGGCTGGAGTGGATCAACGAGTCGTCTTCGACCGCTACTATGTCGCCAAGCCCAAAGGGGCCAAAGCGCCTACCGCTACGAACACAGTATCGCTCCCAGTGTTGCGCCCTGGGGAGACGCTCATCACGCTAAACGACCTCTCGGACGAGCAGAAAACAAGCACTGGGATAACCCGCGCCAAAGGGGGCAAATGGAGAACCAGCGAACTTGTTTCCGAGGACCTTTGGGACAACCTCTACAAAGCTCCTAAAGCTGCCGTCTTCGGAACAGCGAAGACGCCGGTGGGTGGAGTGCTTGCCCCTACTCAAAAGCCAACCCGCTCGGGGACCCGCATGACCCAGACGCCCAGCGTCGCGGAGACGGAAAGTGGAGACTTGGAACTTCAGGATGTTTTCACTTTTGAAGGCGACCTCACCGACGCGGAAAGAATCTTGACTACCGCCCTGGGGAAATTTTCCGCTACCCCGACCCGCGAGGAATTGATCTCGGCGGGGTTCACGCCGACGAATGAGAAGGCGGAGTTCGAGGTGGCGCGTGGGAAGTATGCTCTGGAGGAGGTTCAGGATGTAACCATCAAAGACCCGCTCTCAGGGTCGGGCTTGGACATCCCCGTCAAAGCAGGGGTTTTCAAAGACTCCAAGAACCCCGACGCTCCGGCGCAAGTCAAGCTGTATGCCCAGTTCGACCTGAGCAAGGTGTATGCCGCGATGGAAGAATTGGAGGCCAAGCGCAAGGCCCCCGACACAGCGCAGAAAAACGCCAATATCGTCAGGGCCGAGCAATCCCTAGCCCGAGAGGTTCAGGACTTGCAGCGCCTCACGCTGGCTCAAATGAACATGGGCCTTGATGTTCGTGTCCGCGAAATCAATGGGGTGCCGGAGGCGCAGTTTCTTTCTGACTATGGGTTTGTCGCGTCGCGGAATGCGAGAGCTTCTGGAAATAAAGGGGCGTTCGGAAACCACATCATCACCGAAGTCACCTACAACCCGAACCCTGATTTCAAAAAGGGGGGAGACACTTTCCGTCGAAAGGCGCAGAGCCCAAGACAGACGCAGCAACAAGCCGCCGCAACGCTTACCAATACGACACTGCGAGGCCGCGGGTTCGACTTCAAAAAGACGGGGCTCGGGTCGGCGAATCAAATCTTAGGGAACTTCCGCCGCCAGATGCTCGACCGAGCGCAAGAGGCAAAAGAAAAAGAAGCAGAAGCAATCGAGAGTGGCTCCGACCTTGCCGCTCGGCACGCCGAGGCTTTGGTCAAGCTCACCGCGTTCACCCGCCCGATGTTTGAACGCTACGCGGTGCCAATTCGTAAACATATCGAAGAGGCCCCAGGCTCGACGCCAGAGTTCAAAGACCGTTGGCGTATGCAAACCGAACTCTTCTTGGCGCGTGAGTTGAACAAGACGCAACTGCGGGCAATGCCTGACTCTGTTGCGGCAGAGATGCAAAAACAGATCGAGACTAAAAAACGCAATGCTGATAAAATAGAACCTGTCCGCGGGAAGCGCCGAGTTAAAAAGAAAGGCAAGAACTACGGGCAGTTGGTCGATGATCCTTACCAGTCCGAGCGTCAATTCAAAATCCGCCGCAGAGAGTGGCAACAAAAACTCGATAGCGAAATTGCGGAGATAGAAGAAAAATTCTTTCGGCAAATGCTCCCCAGGGCGACCCGCGGCAATACGGGGGTTTCTGAAGTAAATCGCCTCACGAAAGAGATCGAGGATAAGAAAACAGCAATCCGCCAAAGCGTAGCCGCCACGAAGATCAAAGAAAAGCCGAGCGCCGAAGAAATCAAAAAGCAAATCAGCGCCGACTCAGAGGTTAAAAAACTAACCGCTTCTTTTCAACAAGCTAAAGGGGACGCAGCAAAAAAGCGTTGGAAGACCAAGCTGGAAGCTAGAAAAGCGCAGATTGAAAACAACGCAATCGTCGAGCGCGACCCGACCGAGGGAGAGATTGAGACCGAGACCCGCAATCGAGTTCAAAAAGACCAAGACATCTACAATTTGGAGCGGAAGATCGAAAAGCTCGGGGAGTTCACGACAGCGCAAGACGCGATGATTGACGAGTTCTTGGGCTTCATACAAGCCGAGGCAGAAAAAAGCGGGAACCAAAATCAAAAAGCCCTGACAGAGAACCTTCGCCGATTGCTCGCTCGCAAAGAAGAAGCCGCAAAGGGAGGTAGAAAAGTATTTATCAATGTCCGCAAAGAGGTTGAAAAATCAGAGTCTTTTGCAGACCGCCAACTGCAAAAACAAATTAAGGCCGAAGCTAAAAAACTAGAAGCCACGGATGAAAGGGTAAAAGAACTCAAGGAAAAGCTCAAAAACGCGAAGCCTGGAAATGTTCTGCAACTAGAAAAGAAACTGCGGCTGCGAAAAGAAGCACTTCTCGAAGAAGCGGAATACCGTCTTTCCAAACAAGGGTTATTTATAGGACAAAACGACCAAAAAGCCGCCGAATCCGAAGAGCTTCTCGACTCCGCAGCTAAAGCGATGGATTCTGCACAAATCAGCGGCAACGACCGGATGTTCGAGGGTGCGGCTCAAAATTTTGCAGACCGGCAACAAGCCAATGAGGCAGAGAAGTTCTCCGACGCTGACCGAGCGATCGTCGAAGCCTTTGGCAAGATGATGGATGAGGTGAAAACCTTGAACATCTTTGGCACCACAGGGAGGGTTAAAGGCATCTTGCGACAAGGCTTCAATGAAGCAAGCAAGTTCAAAGGAGCTATCGAGAAGCAGGAGTTCGTTGACCCACAGACGGGAAAAGCTGCCGACGCGGGGAGCGACCTCGTGCAGGGAATGATCCGCGGGCAAGAAGACCCGCTGGCCTTTGAGAACTACCGCGAGCCTCGCAAGAAGGATGACGCGAAGCGGCAGGAATACCTAGAAGACCTCGCCGCCCTCAAACTCAGAGAACTCGCGAGGGAGGCAAATGACAAAACCAAAGGTGATGTTGACCCCAATATCGTAGAACTTGCCCTCGTAAAGCTCTTTGGCGGTAAGTTTGAAGGAGAAGTTGAGGGCAACTACATCAATGAGACTTTCGAGCCATTGGCAAAAGAATACGCCGATGTCATGGAAGACTTTTTCGCGGGCACAACCGCAAGGAAAGAACAACAAAGAATAGCTGAGATTGAAGCTGCCCGCGGCAAAGGCGAAAGGTCCACTCTGACAAAAGAAGAGTTGGAGCCGCTCAGAAAAGAATCGAGCCGCATATCGAAAATCGCCTTTGGCGTCATAGAGAATTATCTGTTCAACCCGAATACAAAACGAACCCTGTCGGGCAAGTCTTTACCGACGACTGAAAAGGTTTCTCTCGGAATCCCAGGTGCTCCCCTTGCCAGCGCCCCAGGGGCGAACGGCACTGATGTAGCCCAGAGTAATAAAAACGCAACCGCTCAACCTGACCGCAACCCGACAAGGGAAGGATCAAAAGCGGCGGTGCAATCATTCGTGCAAGGTTATGCAGGGCTAACCGACTCCGACATGGTCGGACTTGATGATAGAGAAATCGACGCGATCTACCAACATGGCGGCTGGCGCAGTGGACTCTGTCGTAGCTGCCACCCCAGGGATGAACGCGCTCCTCGAAATGAGCGGCAAGGATTTGATGCGCGGGTATCTCAGGGAACTCGAAGCAGAGCAGACCCGTGGAGATGCCGAGACGATCCTTCGCGAGAACCTCCGCAGGGCGGCGACAACGAAGATGTTCAAGTCGAACACCGACTTTCTGGAGTATGTCTCCAAGATGCCCCAGGGGATCAAGCGGGCGGCTGCACTTCGAGCGAAGGAATTCCTCAAGCTCAACGAGCAGCGCGGGTTCAACTGGAACAAGATCGCTACGCAGATCGCGGCGTTCGGCAAAGACGGCAAGCAGGCCACATGGGCGGGGCTCCTAGGGACCGACATGGAAACCGGCGGGCACGCCATCTTCCTGAACCTCGATCAGATTCACGAGGGCGACATCGTGGAGACGATGCTGGAGGAGATGGACCACGCGCTCACCCACCGGATCATCAACGCGGAAGCCTTCGGCATGAAGCTGAACTCTGTTCAGCAAAGCGCCCGTGATCGTTTGAGAACGGATTTCAAACGCGCTGTGCTGAAAGCCGGAGAAGGCATGACCGAATTGGCCGAAGGAGCCCGTGGGTTGACGCCGGAGCAGAAGGTGGCGTTCTACTCGAACGCCTTCAAAGACATGGTGGCGGAAAGCCCCGATCAATTCCGTGCCTACTACAACCTTACGAACCTCGACGAGTTCGTGGTGGGCATCAAGAAGGACGGCAGCTTTATCGACTTGCTCAAGGAACTTGGCTTCAGTGAAAAAGCCGAGGGCGGCTTCTCGATCTCGCAGCTCCTCAAAGACATTTTCACCTCGCTGGCGGAACTCGTCACAGGGCGCAGGCTGGATGCAAACTCCGAGCTTGCCCGTGCGTTCTCCGACGCTTGGACCCTCTCCACAGGGCGCGATGCGAAGCAATGGACGGTGCCCCCGACCCAGCTATCCATGGCCCTAGGGGTCGAGGCGGCAAGCACCAGCAAAGCGACCGGCAGCAATGAAACCGTGCGGATGCGTAAGGACGGCGGCACCGCCGTTTACAACGCCTACCTGCAACAGAACGAAGACGGGTCGTGGTCGGTCTTTGGAGAATTCGGAGACCCCACTAGGAAGCTCCAGCGTGCCGAGAAAAGCAAAGGCAAGCTCGATTACGAACAAGCCAAGGCGGTTTTCGACAAGACGGTTGAAGCCAAGTCCAAGAAATACTCGGTGATTCCTGAAGGACCAGAAGGACCTCAAGGACCAACGGGACCGAACGAAGGTCCTCAAGGCCCCCAAGGGCCACAAGGTCCACAAGGTCCCGCCGTGACTCCGCGGGCGCAGAGAACCCCAGGGGAATATGGTCGCAGCTTCCTGCCGCAATCCGCCCCAGGGCGGCGGTCGAATGTGACCAGGTTCAACGAACTCACCGCCGATCTGCAAGGGCGCAATCTTACTCAAACCGACCTCGATGCTTGGAAGAACGCTAACCCTGAGAAGTATGCAGAGCTTGAAAAAATGCGGGAGGATGCGATTAAGTCCTCGGCAAGCAATAACGGGCAAAAGGTATTCGGCCCGCTGTGGCACATTTCCAGTGAGACAGGACTTTCCGAAAACAGGTTTGACCCGAATAAAATAGGGAGCCAAACAGATAGCGGGTATTTAGCCAGAGGGTTTTATTTTGCCGGAAGTGAAGATGAGGCAAGAAACTCTGTCGGCCTCCAAACATCGAGGTCGGGAAAAGCATACCGAGTATTTGTAGGGTTCAAAAATCCTTTAGAAGTAACCCTACAGTCAAATTCGGTTGGAAACTGGCAATACAACGATGCTAATAAATCAGTTATAGAACAGCTTGCAAAAATCGTAACGCCTCAAAAATGGAATGAATTCTTAACCAAGTATAATTATAGCGCAGAAGAACTCAAAGAGCTTGGGTTAAGGCCCCCCTCCGAAATAAAAAATAGAGATTTAAGTTTCTATAATTTTTCGCTCAACGCTTACAACGAGTTGTTCAACTTTTTAGGGATAGATGGGATTGTTACTAAACTTAAAAATGGGGCTCCATTTGAAGTTGTAGGACTATCCACAGTAAAAAACCCAACCTTCAACCCTAACCAAATCAAGTCCGCCGAGCCGCTTAACCTTGAAAACGGACGGCTCATTCCGCCGACCGAGTGGGCGCAGCCGGAGAATCCAAACATCCTATACTCCGCCCCAGGGCGGCGGTCGAATGTGACCAGGATGCTCCTAGGGAAAAAAGAGGGGACGACTTACACCGGCAAGAAGGTGGAGACCGGTGGCTGGTTCGCCTCCGACGCCTTGGCGACGGATGGAGTGACCGCGATGTTCGATCGCAAGACGAACCGCGAGTCCTTCGGCAAGCAGCAGGCCGAATTTTATGACAAGGCCCTGGGCAGGGCGCTGAAGAAATACGAGGGCCAGTTCAACCCCAAAGATGTCAACGACGCCCTGGGGAATATCGAAAACCCGCTCACCGAGGCGCAGGCCAGGGAGATCGACGAACTCGTGGCGACCAACCAAGAGGCGGATGCCGCCGTGCTGAAGAACGATTACATGGAGGCTAACCGCGCCGACTTCCGCAGGCGGCAGGCCGAGGCCCGCAAGCGTCTGCCCGAGGAGGTCGTGAAGATCATCGAGGAGATGCGCGACACGGTCGATCCGCTCAGTAGCTACGCCGACGAGAAGATGGGCTTCTCGACCGCCGCCAACCAAGGAATCTACCTGAACCGCGCTTACCTGATTTTCGGGGACGAGAAGACAAGAGAGCTTCACCAAAAACAAATCCGCGAGAACCCTGTGGTGATGGAGAACCTAAAGAACTACCTCTCCCGACAACTCGCGGAGCAGGACGCCGAGGCTTTGATCCGCCGAGCCACCCGCGAAGGGCGAATCCTCCCTAGGGAAGAAGCCTTGGTCCAAGCCACCGCCAATTTGTCGCCGACAGATTTGGGCGCGGCGATCGAGCGCGTGCTCAATGCGGGGGATAAAGGAGTCGGCTCCTTGTTTGTCTCGGGGCGCATCCCTGGGCAAAAGAACCTGAAAATCTTTGATGCCCGCGGCAACATCGCCAAGGAAATCCAAGCGGCCTGGGGCGTGGTCGAAGACCCTGGCACGAACTACGCGAACACCGTCATCAAGCTCGCGAACCTGGTCGCCAACGACAAGTTCTTGCAAGAACTCAAGGCGGCGGGGCTGGAGTCGGGCACGCTCTACGACCCTAGGGACCCGAAGAACCTGAACGAGGAGGACGGGCAACGACTCGCTGACGCCCGCTCGGCGGCTCTGGAGGCCGATCCGACACTGGCGGCGCGGTCGCGCTTCAAGCCAGAGTTGCTCGATCGGGCAATGATCGCCCAAGACCCTGTGGTGGCGAGCATCCTCGAACAGGCTGAAAGCAAAGTCCCTTCAAAATATGTAAAGCTATCCAGCGAGACGAACAAATCGTTCGCTCCCGTCTCGGGTATGTATGCGGAGCCGCTCTTGTTCGAGTGGTTGACCACGAAGTTCCCGCCGAGGGGCGAGGAGAGTTGGTGGATGAAAGCCCTTACGCAGGCAACGCTCGTCCCTATGGCGATGAAGACCGTAGGCAGCGTGACAGGGCAATTCCGAAACTACTACTCGGGCTATATGTCGCTGCTTTCTAATAGCAACTTGAGGTTTTGGGACCCTGAGTGGCGGGAGGATTTCAAAGCCGCGCACCGCATGACCTTCGGAGAAATCTATCGGGATGTGCGGGGAATCTCTACCGATGCCACAGCTCGCAAGGCGATGATGAAAGCCCGCGAAAGGCTTTCGGAGTTGGGAGTGACCGGCCAATCCGTGACGATGAACTTCATGCAGGACTTGGCGCGGCTGAACTCTGGCAAGGAGAACGGCATCGTCAAAGGAATCGACGGGCTGGTTCAGAAATTCATCCAGACCTACGGAGCATCGGACGACAATTTCAAAATCATCCACTACTTCAGCGAGCTTGGCAAATACCGCAGGGCGTTCCCTGATATGCCGCAGGCACAGCTTGAGGAAAAAGCCGCCGCGATCGCCCGCGGGATTCATCAAACTTACGGAGACACTTACTCGGCGGTGAAGTCGTTGAAGAAAGTTCCGTTCATCGCGCCGTTCATCAGCTTCACCTCGGAGGTGATTCGCAATACGATTTATTCAGGGCGCTTGGCGTGGAACGAAGTCAAAGAAGGCCGTGCCACAGGGAATCGGGAACTCGAACGAATCGGGCTCCAAAGATTCGCCGGAATGAGCATTGCGGGCTTTGGCACCTTTGCATTGACGAGCATCAGCGCATCTCTTGTAGGGATCAGCGGCGAGGAGGAGCGGGAGTTCCGAAAGCTGCTGCCGGAGTGGCAGCGCAACAGCCAACTTCTTTTCACAGGGAAAGAAAACGGGAAGATTAGATTCGCTGATTTCAGTTTTAGTGACCCGCTATCGTATCTGAAAACCCCTGCGATCGCTTTTAGCAGAGAAATCTGGAGCGGCGACGAACGCTCGTTCAACGAGAAAGTCGGTAAGGGAATTCTAAACGCCATGCAAACCCTCGCGTCTCCGTTCGTCTCGGAGCAGTTGTTCTCGGGTTCTTTGATGCAGCTTTACTCGAACAAGGACGGATCAGGCAGGGAGATCGTGAACTGGCAAGACGACCCCGCCGCGATTGCAGGGGCGGTAGGAGGGCACCTAATCCAGCCATTCCTGCCAGGAACATTCGACTCCCTAGGGCGCATTGGCAAAGCCTTTACCGGCTATGTCAGCCCGAGCGGTCGCTCCTATGACAAGGGGAACGAAATTATGAGCTTCTTCGGAGCGCGTATCTCCGAGGTGGATGTGCGCCAATCCCTAGGGTTCAAGACCAAGGCGTTCATGCAGAACTACCGCGAGGCGGCAGAACTGTTCACAGGGCCGTTCTTGTCCCGCGGCACGCAGGATAGCGAGAGCATCGTGGAAGGATACGAAAGCGCCAACAGCGCGGTTCAGCGGTTGTTCGGAGAACTGCGGGGAATCTACCTCGGGGCGGTTCGACTCGGCGTTCCTCAACGGGAAGTCCTCTCGATCCTCAAGGCAAACGGACTTTCAGAAGAAAATCTCGCGATGCTTCGCAGCGGCAAGTTCAAGCCCTACCAAGCCAGCAAGCAGGCAATCACAAAGAACAGGGAGGCGGGGATGCAAACCCGAATCTCAGACTACAACAAAGCGTATGCGGCGGCTCAAAGACCCTAACCTATGGCCCCCTGGGGGCTGGCAATTTGAAGAACTTTGCACCGGCTGTAAGTTCCGCGGCAACTCGCTGGCCGACCTAGCCGAGAAGGTGCGCCTCCACAGGGAATCCAACGCCCTAGGGCGGGAGGACCTGGCGCTGGAGGACATCCAAGAACAGATCATCCTGCGAGCGCCGGAAGAATTCGACGGCTGGGAGGAGTAGTTCTTAATTGAACGATCAGGGGGTTCAGGTGTCTAATACCCCCATGAAAAAACTTGCTTTGATTCTTGGGCTCTTGGCTGCACCTGCTCTCCATGCGGACGATGACGCGGTGGCGACGGCGGTGAACGGAAACACCTTCTTCTCCAGCGGAGAGTCGGCAACGACTGTGGGAAAGAATACTTTTTTCTCGGACGGGGAGAGCGCCACGACAGTCGGGAAGAACACTTTTTATTCGGATGGCGAGACAGCCACGGTAGTCGGGAAGAATACCTTTTATTCGGACGGGGTGACTGCGACAACCGTGGGAAAGAATACTTTTTATTCGGACGGCACGGTGGCGACTCAAGTGGGCAAGAACACCTTCGTCGATAGCGACGATGAGGAGGGGGCCGAGCGGGCGCTCAAGGCGGTGGCGATCCCGAGCGCGATCGAGTCCAATGAGGATTCATACAAAGGATACGAGGGGTTCAAGGGATACGAGGGTTATTCCTACGACGAAGAGTAAAAGACGGCAGGGACGAGTTCGCGACCTCTTTTCAGGTGTGGGCTTTCGGGAGTCTAGGGTGCTCATGCACCGCCCATCCCGCCATGTTCCTTCACGCCGCAAGGACGGAGAGGGATTACGCTGGCCGTAAATTAAACACCTGCCTGCCGAAAAATATAGGGGGTGCCGCCCTTCCGTGGTTAGAGGTTCTGCGGGCGGCTTGCAGTATAGAAAGCGGGGTAACATGAAAGACACAAAACCCCCTCCCTCAAGACACTCACGGCTTGTCTGTTTCTTCAAACACTGCGTCAATTTCACTGAGCGAGCGTCGTTTGTAAAGTTTGGCTTCCGAGTTCAAAAAATCAATATCTGACAGAACTGCGATGTTGACCGCGTTTGCGTTGGTCTGCTTCTCATCGAGGCCCGTGGCTCGACGCCCCATGTCCGCAGCCGTCTTCACTTTCTCAACCTTGAGAAGAAGGTCTTCCTCGGTCATTAGCTCAGTGAACTCCAAAATTCGATTGGCCGCGGTGTATTCCCGTTCGCGAATCTGATCGGCGCGTTCTTTCCACATCGCCTCATTCGCCTCGACGGCGTTCTGTTTAAGCTGTTTCTCGACCTTCTTGATAACCCGAGGCGACAGTTCTTTGCCCAGCCAGTTCTGCCGGTAAGCGCGGGTTTTAATAGTGCCCTGCGGAACCTTGAACTTCTTGGAAAGCTCTTTGAAAGTCGTTCCGGCAATAAACATTCCCTTGATTGTCTTCCAATCAATCGCGTCCCTGCCCGTCAATGGGTCTTTCTTGGGCATATTAAGGAATTATGATAGACCTTTTCTCCTCGGGCTCGGCCTTTAACTCCTCGCGTTGCTTGGATATAAAAGCCTCCATCGTCGTCTCAACGATGGCTTGGCATTCGGGGTTGCTCTCGATGGCGTTGAGCAGGAAAGCGTGTTGCACGAAGAGGCGGCGCAGGAAGTCGCGGTCTTCGTTGTCGTTGCCCTTGGGGTCAACGGCGTTGAGGTGGTTGGCGACGGCTTCGAGGAGATAGCTTTTCATTTGATGGTCTTGCCCACGCTGGGCAGAGCTTTGACTTTATTGATAATCAGGTTGCGGACTTCGCGGTCCAGTTGCTCCAAGAACTCCTTGGAGACTCGTTCAAAGGGGTGGGCGGGGCGATGGGTCTTGGCGGCTTCGAGTGTGAAGTCGCGGCAGTTTTTTTGATTGATGTATTTCACCAGAGATTTTTACACGCCCAATAACCTGCTTTGGTTTTGTCTTTCTTGTCCTTGCAGTTGTGTCGGGCGTGGAAGTTTTTTCTACGCTTTTCGTTGTGGTGCTGCGTGAAGTCGGACATCGAGCTATCGCCGAAGTGAACCACTTTGACATTGCCCTTGTCCGACTTCACGAACACGGATTTCTTTTTACCTGCGGGAGTTACCCCCGCGATCTTTCGAGGGGAGTTGAGCGTGACTTTCTTGCCTTTCCATGTAGCCATGGGAGCAAGGTTGCACGGTTAATAATCTGATGCAACATCAGAACGAGGCGCGGCGCAAAGGTTGTTGAACCGGCACCACGACGCCCCGATCCGTTACCTGATACACTACCTGGCTGGAGGGGCTAACGCTCTTGGGCGTTGATGACTTGCGGCAACCGCCACCAGCGGTGCAAAAGATTATGATTGGTGCGGACAAAACAATAAGTGCGGTGAATAGTCTTTCAGTAAACATAAGGTTAGTTTCTTTCTATGGTTGGTTGTTGGGTTATTATCTCTGCTCCTCAAGCCACTCGGCGATGTTGTCGTAGTAGGCCCAATGCAGCAGGGAAATGGCTTGATCCTCCTCCAAGGCGGAGGGGAGGGGAGCGCATCGGCGCTCGCTCTGGGAGAGCAAAGCGTGGGTGAGAGCAGGGATCATTTCCCTCCACTGGAAAGGAAAGAGCCGGTGCATCACCGTCGCAACGAATCGGTCGGCCAGAACGAACGCATCAGCAAAATGCCTTGCGTCAGCGCCCCAGTGGGAACGATCCGCGCTCCAGTCAATCGTGGGGTAATCCTCCTCGAACGCCTCGTCCCCAAAGATCAGGCGGAAGGCGGCTTCCCACTCTCGGGTGTGGGCGACCCATGCACCAAGTTCAACCAGCAGGCCCTCGATCTTGGGGTCCCCTGGAGCTTGGAATCTTGGCTGCACCCTGGGGGTGTTGCGGTTGATGTGGTAGTAGGCTTCGGTTGGTAGGCAGGTTTGTGTCATGTGGTTCCTTTCGGTTGTGTGTTTTGTTGTTGGGTTATTACGATTCGGCATGAGTCATAACCGTTGTGCAGAGGCCGTCCTCGGCGCAGTTTTCGGTGATGATCCAGATTGCTCCGAGGGGAGTATCGAAACAAGAAACGGCGCGGTCGGGATCGACGGGGCCTTCCACGCATCCCCTGTCACCCCGCCAGTGGCGGTCGATGTAGAGGTGGGCGAGCAGGCCGTCTTCGACGAGTTGGTGGGCCGCTTCGGTGAAGCGCATCATCCCCAAATCGAATTGTGGTTCTCCGAGTATGTCAGTCATGGCAGATGGTCCTTGTGGATCAGCAGAGCGGTTCCGAAGAACTCATGCTCCCCCGCCAGCACGACCGCCAGCAGGTTCTCCTCGCCGATCTTGTTGGCGTCCGCCACTACGACATAGTCCTCGACCCGATACTGCGGGCCGCTTCCGTCCTCCTCCAAAGAAAAGAACGGGCCGCTCCCGTCGTCCGTCACAGGAGCCGTGATCCGCACGGGCCCGACATAGGAGCAAAGCTCCTCCTCGGTGAACCTCCCGTTTTCGGGGGAGATGTCCTCGATTGTCGCATCGGTGTATAGTATTTTTGATATGGTCATGGTTGAGTTTAGACATGGGTTGTGTCGTTTCGTTCAATAAAAAATTATGCTTTTACTGAACGCAACAACCTCACAAGCGCATCGGCCAGCCCCCACAGGCTTTCGCGGCTGATGTAATAATCGAAGTGCTCCTTCAAGTTCTTCGTCCGGTCGATGGAAGAACAGCACAGGCCGAGGGTTTGCAGCCCCCGCTCGCGCAGCGCAGCGCGGTCGATCGGGTTATCGGTGATCTCGCCGTCGGTGTAGATGATGGCGAGCCTGTCCTTGGACACCTCGTCGAAGCAGTTCTTCGAGGTCTTGCGGTGGGCGGGGCTGGGGCTCAAGGCCAGACCGAACCCCTCGGCTGAACTCCAACCGCGGGCCAACTGCGCTTGCGCGTAGCTCTTGATGGGCAACTCCGTCTTGTAGTTCACGCCGCCCTCGGAGCAGAAGTAGGCCGTGCATTTGATCTTCTTCTTGCCTGCGAGGATCGACAGCGCCATGAGCAAGACGCGGCCTGCACGATCGGTCGGGAGCGAGGTCGTCTTCTCCCGATCAACGAAGCAGTTGTAATACGCCATCGAGCCCGAGCAGTCGATGAGCAAAGACAAATGCGGGACGCCGTTGTTGCCGATGACCTTGCCGATGTAGGGCAGGTCGTAGCATTTGCGGAGGATCGCCCGCAGGTTGAGCTTGGAGGTCGGTCGGCTGGTCGCCCCCTTGGTGGTGCCCACCCCCTTGAAGGCGGTGGCAAGCATTCGGGCGAGGCGGACGGCGAGGTAGTGCTCCCGCTTCTGGTCGTCTCCACTGACGCC